CTGCTGCTGTAGATGACATTGTTAGGTTTGAGACATTCAATGAAGTACAGTTAGTAAGCAATACATCAACTACACCAATCATTAAAACTAATCTTACTCTAAAGAATGACACCCACGAAGATACTGATGGTGGCAGAGAAAGCACAGTTATATTTTCTGGTGAACAATCTGGTGGTGAGATTACTACGCTTGCAGAGATTGAGGCTTCACATGACGGAACTGCTGATGACCAAAAGGGTGACTTAATATTCCGTACCAATGACGGTAACGATGGTACGTCACCAACGGAAAGACTTAGAATAAACTCTGGTGGAGATATGTTATTCTCTTCAGAAGACCCATCTCTAACACTAGCTAACACTACCCATGAAGATACTGATGGCGGTAGGGAAAGCACTATAGTCTTCCAAGGAGAACAAAGTGGTGGTGAAGTTTCTACCCTAGCTCAGATAGAGGCAGCACACGATGGAACTGGTGATGATGAGAAGGGTGATTTAATCTTCCGAACTAACGATGGTAGTGATGGTACAAGTCCTACTGAAGTTTTAAGGCTGGATTCTGCTGGAAGAGTGGGTGTTGGAACAACCCCTGCTGCGATTGCTGATAGTACTGGTGTAAGAAGTGTTCAACTTGGAGCAACTTTTCTATCACATTTTACTCCTACTCAAGATGGTACAACATCTATATCTAACAATGTATATTGGGATGGGTCTAATAACAAAGCTCTTTTTACAGGGCCAAGCACTTCTTATTTACAGCAAGACCGTAGCCATAGGTTTCGTACTGCACCTAGCGTTTCGGCTGGAGCAAATGTAACTGCTACAGAAGTAGTTCGCATTGACCACGAAGGTATCAAATTCAACGGAGATACAGCAGCCGCTAATGCTTTGGACGATTACGAAGAAGGTACGTTCACTGGAACTCTAATTGGGTATTACGGAAACCCTAGCAGTGCTGTTACAGCAACTGGTTTATATACTAAGGTTGGTAACAAAGTTGAATTAATGCTAAATATGGATAATGTTAATACATCAGGCGCATCGGGTGATATGTGGATTTCTGGTCTACCTTTTACAAGCGCTGGTGTTTATTGTATCTTGCCTGCTCAAATGAACTCAGCAGGAACTTTCCCTAACTCTTCTCCGTTTGGTTTAGTATCTGGTACTATTTGCTATTTTTATAAACACGCTAGTAACGCAGGAGTTTCAGCAGTTGCCCACAACGCAGGAACAGGTCGTACTATTAGAGTATCAGGAAACTATAAAGTAGCATAATTACCCTAGTCGGAGGCTAGGTAGTCAGTCCATTAACCATAAGGAGATAAATAATGGCATTAACAGAAGAAACAGTACAAGACAAAATAGAGGTAGTTGGTGAGTTCAAGCACGTACAAGTGAGAACAGCAACCGTTATCAAGAAAGATGGTGTTGAGATTAGCAGATCATTCCACCGCCATGTCGTAGCACCAGATGCAGATACGTCAGGCGAGAGCGATGATGTAAAAGCTATTGCTGCACAGGTTCACACTAATGAAGTCAAGACAGCATACGCTGCACACCTTGAGTCAATGAGACCATCAGAGTAAGGATTAGATTATGAGTAGAGCTAGAGACTTAGCCGACAGAGTACTACACAACCGCACTCACGAAGATACTGAAGGTGGTCGTGAGTCTATTGTTACTTTCAAAGGTGAGCAAAGCGGTGGCGAAATCTCTACTCTTGCTCAGATCCAAGCGTCACATGATGGCACAGCGGATGATCAAAAAGCTGATCTTATCTTCAAGACCAATGATGGTAGTGATAACAATGCACCTACTGAAAGGCTCAGAATAGACTCTGATGGGTCAATACTCACAGCAACACTAGGTACAGACAACGTACACTTAGGTGAAGGTGCAGGGGCAGCTATTGTTTCTGGTGGTAATCAAAACACGCTTATTGGTAAAGATGCAGGAACAGCATTGACCACTGGTGATGATAATGTGGCTGTTGGTTTTGAAGCATTAAAAACAGAAGATGGTAATGGTAGAAATACTGCTATTGGTTATCAATCTTTGTTAACTTTAAATGCTGGGGTAGATGGGGAAAACGTTGCCGTAGGTTATCGTGCAGGTAAAGCTCTAACAGAAGGAATACAAAATACTCTTATAGGGGTGCAAGCAGGAGATGCTTTAACTCACGCTGACTATAATGTTGCTGTTGGTAGAAATGCATTATCAGGTGATACACAAGGACATAAATCTACAGCAGTTGGTGTAGGCGCATTAAATGTTCAAAACCATACTTCTTCTACAGATACTCATAACACTGCTGTTGGTTATAATGCAGGTACGTCTGTTACAACAGGTACAGGTAATACCTACATAGGTTCTTCAGTTGGAGATGCTAATACAGACGGTGTTGCTAACGTAGCAATGGGTGGTGATGGCACTTACGCTGCATTAGCTTCTGACACTAGAGGTAAGTTTACAACAGCTATAGGGTTTGGTGCTTTGTATGCACAAAACTTTACCAGTTCTACTGCTACCAATAACACAGCATTGGGATATTTTGCAGGAGGTACAACCTCAACAGGAACAAATAATACATACATAGGTTATGGTGCAGGAGATGATTGTACTGATGGAATTGGTAATACAGTTGTTGGTTCATCAGCTTTAAGTGCTAATGCTGATGACCGTAATACAGCTATTGGTTATAATGCTTTACAATTGACTACTGGTGAGCAGAATAGTGCATTAGGTGCAGACGCTTTAGTGGGTTGCACAAGCGGTATTAATAACACTGCAATGGGTTATGCTGCAATCGGTTTAGCTACGGTGACAGGAAATTACAATACTGCTTTTGGTTTTGCGGCAGGAGGAAATATAACATCAGGGTCAAATAACATTTGTATAGGTAATGGTGCAGGACGATCAGGCACTCCAGGTGGGCTTATTAATGTTGGCAGTAATAGAGTTGCTCTAGGAAACGACTCAATTACTAGTTTTCATTGTAAAACGTCCCTCACTGCAACTTCAGATGAAAGAGACAAAACAGACTTTGAAGAGTTAGATTTAGGTTTAGACTTTGTAAAGGAACTTAAACCTGTCACTTACGTTTGGGATTCTAGAATACAATATGTTGATCAAACTCAAGAAGATTGGGAAGAAAATCTTGATTTAGACACTGTAGAAAGCAATGGGTCAAAAAAAGATGATGACTTACAAGTAGGCTTTAAAGCGCAGGATGTTATAGCGTTAGAAGATGCAGCAGGATATAAACTTTCAGATAAAACAAATCTACTCGCAACTGTAACAGACGATGGTAAACAGTATGGATTGATGTACGAAAGATTTATACCAATACTTACAAAGGCTATCCAAGAACTGTCAGCAAAGAATGATGCACTCGAAACAGAAAACACAGCAATCAAAGCAAGGCTGGATGCTTTAGAGGCTGAGTAATGACACCCTTAGACCAAATCAGGATTGCTGCTGAAAGTGATCTTGTAACATTCATAAGGTTAGTAGCACCAGAGCAGGTACTAGGGCAAGCCCATGAAGATGTCTGTAACTGGTGGATAAGACCTGACTCAAAGTCACACCAACTATTACTCTTCCCTAGGGATCACGGCAAGTCAAGATTAATAGCGTTTAGAGTAGCTTGGGAGTTGACAAAGAACCCAACATTGCGTATACTATACATATCAGCTACAGCTAACCTTGCTGAGAAACAACTAGGGTTTATCAAAGGAATACTTACATCAGAGATATACAGAAGGTATTGGCCTGATCACGTAAACTTTGATGAAGGTAAACGTACACGATGGACTAACTCAGAGATTATGTTAGACCATCCATTAAGGAAGAAAGAAAATGTTAGAGACCCTTCGATCTTTACTGGTGGACTCACTACTTCGCTTACAGGTTTACATTGTGACATTGCTGTCCTCGATGACTGCGTGGTGTACGAAAATGCTTACACAGGTGAAGGAAGGAATAAAGTCAAAAGTCAATACTCTCTTCTCTCGTCTATTGAAGGTGCTGAAGCGAAAGAGTGGGTAGTAGGAACTAGGTATCACCCTGCTGATCTATACAACGATCTACTGCAGATGACAGAAGATCAGTACAATCTAAGAGGTGATAAGATAGGTGAGGATAGTATCTACGAGATATTTGAGAGACCTGTAGAAGAACGAGGTGATGGCACAGGTGAGTTCCTTTGGCCTAGAACCCAACGCAAAGACGGTAAGTGGTTTGGGTTTGACATGAAGATACTTGCAAAGAAGCGTGGTCAGTACCTAGACAAAGGACAGTTTAGAGCACAGTACTACAACGATCCTACAGACCCAGACAACGTACCTGTCTCACCAGACAAGTTTCAGTACTTCGAAAGGAAACACATAAGAGAGGACAACGGCTACCTGTTCTACAAAGATAGTAGACTAAACGTATTTGCTGCTGTTGACTTCGCCTTTAGCTTAAGTAAACGTGCTGACTATACAGCAATAGTTGTGGTAGGTGTTGATGCAGAAAACAACGTATACGTCTTGGACATCGATAGATTCAGGACTGACAGAATATCTGACTACTTCGAAAACATACTCCATATGTCAAACAAGTGGTCATTCAGAAAGCTCAGAGCAGAAACAACAGTCGCACAAATGGCAATCGTCAAGCAACTCAAAGAACTTATCAAGCAACACGGACTAGCTATAAGTATTGATGAGTTTAGACCTAATAAGAACCAAGGTAATAAACAAGAGCGTATAGCTTCGATACTTGAGCCTCGCTATGACAACATGGGTATATGGCACTATAGAGGTGGCAATACTCAGATACTAGAAGAAGAGTTGTCATCACGAAACCCTGCTCACGATGATGTTATAGACGCACTAGCTTCAGTCATAGACATGGCTGTTAAACCAGCTAGAGTAATTCGTAGGAGTAGAGATAACGTGGTACAGTTTAACTCAAGATTTGGTGGAGTTTCCTTCTAATGGCTGGAACAACTATTGACCTTCAAACCATGATTGATCCCCACGGTCTAGCAACAGACATTGCAGATCGTTGGACACAATGGAATAACGCAAAGAGAACAAAAGTAGAAGAGTGGAAAGAGTTACGTAATTACATTTACGCTACTGATACTCGCACTACGTCCAATAGTAAACTACCTTGGACTAACAGTACGACTACACCAAAGCTAACACAAATAGCTGACAACTTACACGCTAACTATTTCTCAGCATTGTTTCCTCAGAAGCGTTTCTTTAGATTTGAAGCACATGATGAAGACGCAAATGTAAAAAGTAAACGTGATGTTATCCAGTCCTATATGGAAAATAAATTACGTCAATCAGACTTTGAAAATACTGTAAGTAAACTTATAAACGATTACATTCAATACGGTAACTGTTTTGCTACAGTAGACTTTGCTAGAGACTACACTGAGTACGAAGATGGTGAACGTGCTGTAAACTACGTAGGACCAAAGCTTGTACGTATCAGCCCTTTTGATATTTGCTTTAATCCACTAGCAGCAAACTTTGGTGAAAGCCCTAAGATTGTCAGATCCATGATGAGTATGGGTGAGTTATCTAGAAAAATTGAAGAGACTGTAGACAACAATTACCTTAATCAAATATTTGAAAGAATGGTATCTAACAGAACTACAGTGGCAGGTTACGGTACTAGCGAAGTTGACATGGACAAATCACAGGCATTTATTGCTGATGGTTTTACTAGTATCCACGAATACTACGAGTCAAACTTTGTAGAGCTTATGACATTCTATGGTGACATCTATGACTCTGACTCAAAAGTATTTTATAAGAACAGAGTTATAACTATTGTAGATAGATCCTACGTAATCTACAATGAGCAGAACCCTAGTTGGTTAGGTAAGTCACCTATCTACCATGCAGGTTGGAGAGAACGTCCAGACAATCTTTATGCTATGGGGCCACTTGACAATCTTGTTGGTATGCAATATAGAATAGATCACTTAGAAAACCTCAAGGCTGATGTCTTTGATCAGATAGCTTATCCTATCATTAAGATTAGAGGTGACGTAGAAGACTTTGACTTTGAGCCAGCAGCAAGAATATACATGGGTGATGAAGGTGACGTAGGTTACTTAGCTCCTGACCCAACAGCACTAAACGCAGACTTCCAGATACAGAACTTAGAAAACAAAATGGAAATGATGGCTGGTGCTCCTAGGGAAGCTATGGGTATTCGTAGTGCAGGTGAAAAGACAGCCTTTGAAGTACAGCAGTTAATGACTGCAGCAGGACGTATCTTTCAACACAAGACTGCACACTTTGAAAGAGTATTCCTAGAGCCTATACTAAACGGAATGATTGAAGCTGCTAGACGTAACATGGATATAGCAGATACAGTTAGGGTTCTTAATGAAGATACAGGACTATTCTTTTTTCAACAAATTACAAAAGAAGACATCATGGCTAACGGTAAGATTGTACCTATTGGTGCTAGGCACTTTGCTGAAAGAGCACAAAGAGTACAAAGCATGACGCAACTTTACCAGTTGAAGTTAGCTGATCCCAGTGTTGCTGTTCACTTCTCAGGTAAAGAGTTTGCTAGAATACTAGCAGAAGAGTTAGGTGAACCAGCCTTGTTTGGAGACAACATCTTAGTCTCTGAACAACTAGACTCTGAGCGTATAGCAACTGAAGCTCAGGTACAATTTGAAGAAGAACAAGAAATAGCAATTAAAGAGGGGCTATAATATGTACGGAAATACTAAAAAGAAACCAAAGCCTAAGAAGAAGCCAAAGAAATAAATGAAAGCCGCTTGGTTTAAAAAATGTAAGACGCAAGAAGACAAGGACAAGATCAAACAAAAGATTGTGTCCAACTCAGAAAGTCTTCTGCTTCTCGAAGAAATTCTTGAGTCTATGCTTGAGGATAGACCGACTACGGCTGACTATGACAGCCCTTCTTGGTCACACAAAATGGCTGATCGTATCGGCTACAACAGAGCACTAACCCAAGTGCTCGATCTTATTAACCTAGATAAGGAATAAAACTATGGTATTTACTGATAACACTGCAACCACACAGGAAGATCAGAACAACGAGACTCAAGTACAGGAGAACCCTTCACAGGAGTCCTTTCTTGATAAACTCGTACAGGCGAAGGGAGAGAACTGGAAAAACCCTGAAGTGTTAGCTAAAGGCAAATTAGAAGCTGATGGCTACATTAAAAATCTTGAAGACCAACTCACTCAAATGAGGGAAGACTTGAAGAAACAGGAATACAAAAACGAAGTTCTTGACCAGCTTCAGACCAAGGCCGCTGAAACTACTGCAGCGACTAATGAAGTGCCTAATAATAACAGTAGCACTAGAGACCAGAATACCACTGCAAACTTTAGTGAGGAAGACCTGAAGAGCCTTGTAGAAAAGACACTTGGTCAGCGAGAGTTAGAAGCCAAAGTTAATGGTAACTTACAACTTGTTGATAAAGAACTAGAGGGAAGCTTTGGCACTGAAGCCAAGGCTCAAATCGAAAGGAAAGCTGAAGAGCTTGGTATGTCAATAGATCGTTTACGTGATATTGCTGCTGAGTCACCCAACGCTTTCTTTGCTCTTATAGGTGAGAACAAACGTCCTGTCAGCCCTATGGTTGCTGGGTCAGTTCGAACTGAGGGTGTCAATATGCAATCCTCTACGGAAAGAGATTTCAATTACTATCAGAAACTTCGTAGAGACAATCGTAACTTGTACTATTCTTCCAAGACGCAACAACAAATGTTCGAGGACAAATCTCGTCTTGGTGAAAAGTTTGGTGCATAATAAAGGAACTTAGACATGGCAATGACCACATCTAACACTTCGTTCCTGCAACGTGCTCAGGTCTACTCATCAGAATTGAAAGAAATTCTGCGTGATGAGATGATGGCACAAAGATATGTTCGTATGCTTGACGGTTTTCCTGACGGAAACACTTTCAACATTCCTTCTATCGGGCAGGCACAAGTGGACAACTACACTGAGGACAGTGCTGTTACCTACCGTCCATTAGACACAGGTAACTTTACATTCTCAGTTGATAAGTATCTCTCATCAGCTACTTATATGACCAAGAAAGCAGAGCAAGACACATTCTATTCTTCAGAACTAATGTCACGCTTTGTACCTGAACAAGAACGTGCAATCATGGAACATTTCGAGACAACAACTCTCGCTGCTCCTGAAGCTGGCGTATCAGCTAACTCAAATGAGACAATCAACAGCATTTCTATGCGTGTTGGTTCTTCACAAACAGGTGAAGTCATGGGTCTCAAAGAGTTTGCTTATGCACGTTACGCTCTGAAAAAACAGAACGTTCCAGATAGCAACTTGGTAGCCATTGTTGATCCATCTGTTGAGTACACACTTAACACATTGAGCAACTTAGTAAACGTGTCAAACAACCCACGTTTCGAAGGACTAGTTCGTGACGGTATAGCAACTGGTATGCGTTTTATTGCAAACGTATATGGGTTTGACGTATACTGCTCAAACTTCCTACCAACAGCAACCGATAACGCACTTCCAGATTTAGCTGCTGCTAACCAAGATTACTCATCAACAAATGGTGTTGTAAACTTGTTCTTCTCAGCAGATCAGTCTGTAAATCCATTCGTGGGTGCGTTTAGACAGCAACCTCAGGTTGACTACGACTACAACAAAGATCACCAACGTCACGAGTTTGTAACAACTGCTCGTTACGGTGTCAAGTTGTACCGTCCTGAAAACATGGTTCGTGTTGTCACGAAACCAACAGTAGCGTAAGGAGGTAGATTAATGAGTTATGTAAACGCAGACGGTCTAGAAGTTCTTACCGCAGGTGAACAGGGAACTCCAGCAAAGCGTGGAACTTCTCTTTCAAGTCAGAAGAAATCATTGGTGATGAATATCACAGGAACAGAAGTTCCTTCATCTGTGGCAACCCCACAAGATCACGATGCTTTCATTCCAGCAGGTTCGTACATCACTGGTGCTCACCTTATTGTCTCAACAGCTTTCACCTCAGGTGGTTCAGCTACATTGACAGTAGGTGCTTACACTCAAGCAGGTGCTGCAGTTGATGCCGATGGTATTGACGCAGCCGTAGCTGTAACAGCACTTGTTGCTGACAAAGCTGTAGCTTGTGACGGTGCGCTAGTCGGTGGTACAGCCACTGTTGGTGGTGCAGATGTATACATCGAAGCTATCTATGGCACAGCAGCATTTACTGCTGGTGAAGCCAAGTTGGTTATCGAGTATATCGAAGCCTAAAAAGCTTTGGGTGTTCCTTCGGGAGCACCCTACTTATTCCCTAGGAGATATTAATGGCAAACGTAAACCACTCTACTCTTTCTGATCCTTTCTTACACGAACCCAAAGGCGTTGCTTCGGCAAGTAGTGGTGACGTTTACTTAGCCAATGGTTCTGGCTCAGGTACTTGGACTTCAAGACAAGCAATACTAACAGTTCAGTTCCCAGACATTTCATCTGCAAGTAATCTTTACGTGCCTATACCATATGCAGGAACTATAACTAAAATACAAAGTGCTTTGACAGCAGCTATATCTGGTGGAAATGCTGTATTTACTGTCACCAACTCATCAGGTTCTTCAATGGGAACCCTTACTATAACTCAGTCAGGTTCTGCAGCAGGTGACGTAGACACACTAGCACCCTCATCAAACAATACAGTAACAGCAGGAAGCTTTATAAAGATAGCCTGTGATGGTGGGCCAAGCTCACACATTGAAGCTTGTATAGTTATCTGCGTGGATGGATCGTAATGAAAAGCACCCTCTTACAAGTAGTACAATCTATTCTTTCTGATATGGACTCAGAGGATGTTAACACTATCTCTGATACAGTAGAGGCTCAACAGGTAGCTTCAGTAGTAGAAGATACTTACTTCAACATAATTGCAGCTAGAGATATACCAGAACATAATAAGTTAATACCTCTAGTTTCTTTATCTAACAATGCAAAACCTACACACTTTACTTATCCTGCAAGAACAAAACAACTAATGAGAGTTGACTACAACATAGGAACTGCTTCTGTTCCTGACTACAGGGAAATAGTTTATGTAGAACCTTTAGTGTTCTTAGACAGAATGGATGAGACAGCTAAGAAGGTAACTACTGTTGACCAATCTGTAGAACTTTTTGTAGGTAATGATAGAGACCCATCTTATTATACATCATTCAATGACAACCATATTATAATGGATGCTTACGATGCTGCAGTAGAAGCCAGTCTAGCTGCTAATAAAACAAGAGCTTTCTGTGCTATCTACCCAACCTTCAGCCAAACAGATAGTTTTGCAATAGACTTAGACCAAACACTAATGCCTTTTCTTTTGGCAGAAGCTAAATCAACTTGCATGAGTTTATTTAAAGGTGGTCCTGATCCCAAGATTGATCAGGCTGCACGTAGGTTAAAGTCCTATGTACAAAACGATCAGTACAAAACTAGACTAGCTTCAAGAAACCAGTACGGAAGAAGTTAATGATTGAAATAGATGTTGACACAGTGAACCAACATTGTGTAATAAAGTCTGACAAGATGCTGTCAGAAATTTATGTCAGTAAAGAAGATAGTGGATACAGTTTTTTTAGAGTAAAGTTTGAAAAAGGGTCAGTACCAAGTGAACTATCTGGTAGGTACTCTAGCCTACAAAAAGGTAAAGAAGCTGTAGAACATTACCTAAGAAACAAAGTAAAGACAAAAACTGTTCAGCGTAATGAATACGCAGACCAACGTGAGAAAGAACGCAATGGCTCAAAGTCTAAGTCAGAAAGCAACTAACAACTTTGTCAAAGGTCTTATAACTGAGGCTGCTGAACTTACATTTCCTGATGGTGCTTCCGTTGATGAACTAAACTGTGACCTGCGTAGGGATGGTACTAGACGTAGACGATTAGGTGTAGAGTACGAGACAGGTAATGTTTTGTCTTCTTTTACTCTTAGTGATGCTGAACAAACAGCTACAGGCTCTTGGGTTAACGTTGGTGGTAATGCTAACTTAGAGTTCTTGGTTCTTCAAAAGGGTGCTATACTTTACTTCTATAACAAGGGTGCTTTACCTTACTCCAACCAAGTAGAGTCTAACTCAGTTAACCTAGCTTCTTATCAACAGTCTGGTTCTAACGGAGCAGATACAGCTAAGTGTCAGTTTACATCAATCAAGGGTACTCTAGTTGTATCATCCCCTGAGATAAACACTATAGCTATTCAGTATAGCTCAGGAACATTTAGTGTAACTACAATAGAGTTTATAATCAGAGATTTCGAGTATCAAGGAGATACAACTACTTACGCTACAAATAATAGTTCACCTTCACAAAACAGAAAGTATGACGCACAGAATACAGGCTGGAACACAGGTAACGGTGCACCTACAGACTTAACTAAAAGACTTACTCATCCTTGGTTTGCAGGTAAAGACTCAAATGGTGACTACGATTCTGCAGAGTGGGAAAAGATTTACGGTGGTACTACACTCACAGGTAACGGTCACTACAAATTAGCTTTCTTTACAAAGAATAGAGGTTTGGCTGCACAGTTATCAGGGTTAACTAAAATGACTGACCCAGAAGTATCTAGGTTTAGATGTGCTGAGTCTTTCTCTGGTAGAGTTTTTTATGCAGGTATTGACAGTGCTGAAAATGCTGGTACAATACTATTCTCTAAACTTGTTGAGACAGTAGATGACTTAGGTAAATGTCACCAACAAAATGACCCTACATCAGAATTTTTATCAGACCTGTTCCCTACAGACGGTGGTGAAATAAGAATACCTGACGCTGTTAAGATACAAAAACTTTACGCTTACCAAAACTCTCTCTTTGTATTTGCTGAGAATGGTGTGTGGCAAATCTCTGGTGTTGACGGTGTGTTTAGAGCAACAGAGTTTTCTGTCAACAGAGTTACTAGGGTTGGTATCTTACAGCCTCAAACATTTGTAGAAGCTGAAGGTATTCCTTATTGGTGGTCAAGGTTTGGTATACACACACTAACGACAGATCCTGTGTCAGGACAAGGTACTGAACAAAACTTAACAATACCTACTATTCAAACTTTTTGGGATGCTATTGACGCAGACGCTAAACTAAAAGTAACTGCTGTTTACGATGCAATCAACAAAAGAATATACTGGGGCTATCCTAACGCAAGTGAAACTGTAGCCTCAAAGCTTAACAACTTTCTAATCCTTGACGTACCTCTCCAAGCTTTCTTTCCTTGGAAAATATCTGACCAAGGCTCTAGTACAGACTGTGTGATTGGTCTAGCTTTTTACTCAGGGTATGGTGCTAGTGAAGTAGACCTAGACGTAACGTCAAATAGTGGAGCAGATGATGTCGTTCTATCTAACGGTAACGATGTTGTGTCTACACAAATATCAAATACAAACACAGGAGACCCAGCTATTGTTCTTATTTGTAGAGAAGGGTCAAACAATAAGATAACCTTTGGTGCATTTACAGGTATTGCTTTTCTTGATTGGACAGATACAAACTACTCATCATTTGCTGAAACAGGTTACGACTTTGTTGGTGACTTGATAACTAAAAAGAATGCACCTTACATTGTTACATATTGTAGAGTTACAGAGACAGGATTTACAGGTAATGAAAGCGCAGGTTATACTGCTATAAGACCATCAGGTCTAAAAGTCTCTGCTGCTTGGGATTTTGCTGAGGCTTTTGGTACGGCTCAACAGGTGTATAGACTAAAGTTTCCTTTGTTTCCTAACAACGATGATTTGTCTGACTTCAACTATCCAGATGATGTCATAACTTCAAGAGTAAAAATACGTGGACACGGACGATCCATGAGAGTTAAGTACGAAAGTGAACAGGGTAAAGACTTCTTACTCCTAGGTTGGGGTATGGTACAAGGAAGGAACCCTAGATACTAATGACTGAATACATAATTAGGGATGCTACCCAAGAAGATGTCTTGGATATTGTCCTAGCAGTAAAACAATTCTGTAAAGAAATACCTCACCCAGCTTGGTCTAAGATAAACACAAACAAGATTAACGAACTAGTTACTACTCTGATAGACCATGAAATAGGTTTTGTAAAACTAATAGACTACAACGGTGAGATAGTAGGTGCTCTTATAGCTATGGTTACAGAGATACCTATTAATGACTTTAAGTTTGCCCAAGAGTTAATGTTCTGGATAGACCCTGAACACAGAAATGGGAAGACTTCAATGAGAATAATAAACGAGTATACACTTTGGTCTGAACAAGTAGGGTGTAACTTTGCTAGACTATCTGAGTTAGACAATATTCTAAACAGTAAAGCTAGTGTGTTATTTAAACGTAAAGGCTACAAGCCTATAGAAACAGCTTATATAAAGGAAATATAAATGGCTATATTTACAGCATTAGCTCTAACCACAAGTTTATCAGCAGTAGGAGCAGTGGCTTTAGGTGCAGCTACATACGGAACTGCCTACGGTGTTAGTCAAACAAAAAAGGCTGCTAAGGCAGGTCAACAAGCTGTCGCAGTACAACAGGAAGCTTTTGCTGTACAACAAAAACAAGAGGCAGCTAGAGAAACAAGGTCTAGAAGGTCTTCTATTAGGTCTTTCTTAAGACAAAGAGCACGAATAAGTTCAGCTTCAGCAGCAGGGGCAGGAACTGCTGTATCAGC